CATTGCAGCTTTATCATTATATATAAAGCCTACTTCTAAATTTAAACCAGTTTCTGGTACGAGTTTAGATATATTATTAAACCATAAGTCTAATCTTTCACTATACTTAGGGTCATTTACACTACAACCTAATATAGATGGCATATACGCATTAAGCTCAGCCATATTAGATTTTAATCGTACAATACTATTAATAGAACTACCTATTTTAATCTTACCTTCTGGGATGAATTTAGCATTACGTCTATAGTATGCAGATCCACCTTCTTTACGTAATATTGTAATAGATCTATTGACAGTTACAGAATCAGCAGGAGTCGCTTTATTATTATTTGTTGTTGTTATAGCGTTATTATCACTCATTTTATTATTATTAAAGGTTTATAATTTACATTGCAACATGAAGCAACCAGTAGTATTATTGATGTTAATACCTTTACTGAATTTATGTTCATAGCTAGAAGCATCAGTATCAGTAGAGATAATATTACCCCAAGTATTTGGGCCCCAAGATTCAGGAATAGGTGTTAGACCTTTATAAATGCCAATTATATCAGCTTGTCCGGTCTGACGTACCATCTGAACATTGCGTACACCATTATATGTAGAGTGATCAACAAAAACACCAATATGAGCACTCATTGGTTTACCAGTACGAGGATGAATATTACCATTAGCTTTATCATTCTCAGCCATTAATCCTCGATTAAGCAAGTGTAATTTCTTTATTGTAATAGTATTACCTTTTATATCACGGAACTGTGTAAAGTAATTACCATATGATAACTCACCTACTCCACCATTAATCATTTGATCACCAAGAGCCTGTTGAAATCCATTAGCCGAAATATCACTTTTTATAGCAAAATCAAAATCATCGGCAAATCCATCACCAGCATATAATACAATATCCATATTACCAGTATCTGTATCTTTATCAAATACATCATTAATAGTGTTTTTGAGTTTCTGAATTGTAAGATAATAACCGTATGTATCATAATTAACTTCTTTAATCATTTCAAACATACCAGCACCTTCTGGGATAGGTTGGCCACTATCATAATCCTTCATAATAAGTTCACCATTAGCTAACCTGTTATATTCACTAGTCCAGTAAAACTCTTCATTATACAAACGCATATCAATTTCAAATTGACGCATTTCCTCATTAATCCATCGGTTAGTAGTACCACCTTCTTTAGTTGGGAACTCAATATCAACTATTTTATTAGCAAGGTTACCACCAATATGCTTAGAATACCTGTTAAAAGATATCTGATTATGCATCTTACCAGGCCCACGTACATTACTCCTATTACCTCTAGAGAAAGATTCAGGAATAGTAGGAGCACCCATAACCCAAAATTTACCTGGCTGCAAGTTCTCTAATGGAATATAAGCAGTAGGATCAGTAGTCTTTAATTCAAATGTATAACGATACCTACCTTCACCCATTTTTTTAGGTGCTTCCATTATACGAACTCTAGTAACACCATCAGGTGCTAACAAAGAATACTGTTCGATAAGTAAATTAGTTTTAAAATACACATAACAAGGTTGATTACCTTTACATGGTGTTGGGTTACTAACAGAATCATAGAATACAACTTCGTCATTGTGTTTGGCTTTACCCATCACATCCCATGTGAACTCAACACCATTAATGTCACGTACGCCACCACTAGAAGCATTACCTTCTGTCATGGTAGTAAGTGGGAACTTATCACTATCTTGTCCCCATAAATAAGTAAGTGTGGAATGCAGTTTATCAGGTTTCTCAATCATCAACTTATTTAAAGTATCCTCATTTGAGTAACCATCACTAACATATTCACCACGCTTAATTTCTCTGATTGAAAATGCCATAATTGTTAAAATTAAATTAAATTACATTACTATATTATCATTGTTAGACTTTTTAGTAGGTGGTTTTATAATTACTCTTTTAGAAGGAATTCCACCATTAGTAAATCTCTTTTTGAATGTTTCTACTTTATCACGCTTAACCTTTTGACTTACAATATAACTTGTATCATTACCAACAAACCTAAGAAAATCATTAAATATTTTAACTTCTATAGGTTCATTTTGTGCATCCAATTGCGCAGCAGTTAAGCCATTTTCTACAGGTTGATACATATAGTTATAAAAGTCATCTTTACTTTTATATACAATAGTACCATTATCCTGTGGAACTCTAATATTATCTGGAATAGTATAATCTAATACTCTACCTGTTTTAAGAATATTAGCTACATTATTCCAGTATTCAGTTTGTTCCCTAATAATTTCTTGTTGTTTAGCATTAAAAGCATCAATATTAGCTTGTTTATCTTGCTTTTCTTTATTCTGCATAAATGCTAAACCAGCTTTAGCTTCTTCTAATGCCATATCATTACTCTTAAACATATTAGCACGTTTAATAGCCGCTTCTTTAGATAAACCACGCATCATTTCAGATTCTATAATTATATCTAAATGTTGTTGTTCATTGGCATCATCTATACTAACACCTTCATGATTGGTTTGTACACCAAATCCATTAAGATTACCATTAGCTTTTAAATAGAAAAACGCATCTTCTAATTCAGGATTATTGTTAAAAAATGCAGATAGCTGTTCATTAGCTATTCTAGTACCTTCTTGTTTAGCTATGTGAATATCACGTCTAGCTAAACCTTCGGCTGTTTCTTCAAATATAACAGGTTCACCATTCTCATCAACTAGTTGTAAGCCACTAATAGCCTCAACTTCATCATATAAACTAACAGGTTCCTCTTTATCAGCAAGATAATCATCAGTAGACATTATTTGTTCACGCAGTTGGTCAGCTGTATATATTATTTTACCATCTTTGTCCTTCACACTACCATCTTCTGATATAGTGTGTTCAACTTCAGCACCATTATCATCAGCTATAACAATAGTTTTTAACGACTTAATATATTCATCAGCTTTAGCAGTTCTAGCTGTTTTTAAAGCTGCAACATTTGTATCCAGATCAGCCTTAGTTATTAATACTGTACCTTCTACATTTACAACATCGCCTTTATTATTAAATCGTATAGTACTTAAATCGCTATATTTTTCAGATAATGTATCTTTTATCAATATATCAACATTATCTGGTATAGCTATTAAAGTATCAGCAGCACCTTGTGTTGCTGTACCAGCACTAGCTGCAGCAGCTTTCTCTACTTCAATTTCTTCAGCTGTTTTAGCATCAGGATTTCCTACATTTGTTCTAACTCCAGTTCCTGTTCCAACACCTGCACCCGTACCTGCACTACCTTTAGCTCGTGCACTCGAATCATCTGTCATACCGCTTAATATTATTTCTCCACCAGTATTACTAGTACCACCACCAGCAACTGATGTACCATCACTAGCAACGTCATAGAGACTACGGTTAAATTGATTTCTTACAAACATAACTTTACTTTTAAATTAATGAACAATTATACTATCATACCAAAGCAATAAATATTTGAATTTTCATATAACTATGGTATATTATATTATGCTACTTTTTAGACTTCACGTCATACCTATTTTTATTCTGTTTAGCAATCTTCTCTTTTGAAGCAATGTCTTCACGCTTTAATTGCATATTATCTTTATGCTTACGCATATCATTATTTTGTTTCATAACTTCCAGAGCTATTTTCTGTTGATCTACTTCTTGCTTTATAGCAGTAATATCACTATTACCTTCAACATTAGTAGCTGTCTCTAATGTAACTTCTATTTTAAGTAAATCATTTTGTGCTTTAATAATTTCACGTTCAGTATCACCTTGTTCTTGTAATATAGCTATTTCCTTTTTATTATCTCTATTAGCTTTATCATTATCAGCTTTAATTTGTTCAGCTTCCTTCTTAATATTTTCAGCTTCTAAAGTTACAGAACGTTCATATTCAGCTTTGGCCTTTTCATACTCATCAAATGCTTTCTTAATAGAAGCAATATTATCAGCTAATACAGTTTTAGTAGCTAATGCTATATCACCATTTTGACTAGCAGCAAATGCTATATCTGTTAACGCTTTCTTTTTATCATTTTGACTAACAGAACTCACTACATGAATACCATAATTAGCCAATATATGCTTATCAACATCTAAATCTAGAAATCTAGTATTACCATCTAAATCTGTATAAGATCCAACCTTACCATTGATATAAGCAAACTTACTATATTCCAAATCACCAATATACTCCTTTTCTAAGAAACGTTCAAACATAGTAAAAATTATAACAGAACCCATAGAACTACGTACAATAGCTTCCTCAGTAGTTCCTTTACCAGCACTAGTTTGAATATCACCATAACGCTGAGGACTCATGTCAACACCATCCCATGCTTCGGCACGCATTCTATCCATTAGATCGCTTATATGACCTATAAACTGAGATAAACTAGCATCTAATACACGAATAGCTTGTGCTTTTGTACTAGCATCATCTTCTGAATCATCATAAGCAAGTACAGAGTTAGATTCAAGTCTATATATCTTATCTTCCATAGCATTTTCATCACCCAATAAACTTTCAGCTATGACAATAACTTTATCTTTATTCTTAGCTATTATTTTTTCCCTGTAAAAAGCAAATATATTCCTAGCTATCTGAAATGGTAATATAATATCAGGAATAGAAAAAGTAAATGTTGTACCTGGTACAACCTCTGAAATACCATTATATGGGAGTTTAACTTTTTGTAGATTGTTAGCATCTCTACGCTGATATGCTATAGGTCTAGCTTGTGAATATATATCATCACTCTCAGTACCAAATCTATAAGTTTCCCACACCTCATTAATCCACTCCCATGTAATACTCATATCACCTGCACTAGGATTTAATGTATAAGTATCAGCTTCAATAATATCTTCCGTAATTTGACCAGTTATAGGATCTATTTTTAATAAATGGCCTATCTTAACTTGTGTAGTATAAACAACATGATAACCATCTATAGTATCATCTTTATTAGTTAGTCTATAAACACCACCAGCTATACGTCCAACATTAGCCTTAGTAAACGTAGTATAAATATTACTATCTAATTTACTTTTAAATATTTGTAACGGTATATGTATGCCATTACCATTACGATATAACTTAAATAATGTAGCAATCTTATTATAAGTCTCAGTATCTAAAATAGTACTAAAGTTTTCTAGTAACTGCGGTATTGTTACTTTAAACATTCTAACACCTCGATCATGATCTTCTATAAATGGCTCCCCATTACTTATAGGGAAATATTCAGTTGGATCTATTACTTCCTTATGTAGTACATCGTTACGAACATCTCTATACGTATATGTTTGACCTAGTACAATATAATCATAAAAAGCTTTATAGTATTTAAGTCTAGAATCTGTCCAATCAATTATAGCAGTAAGTAAAGCCTGTCCTTGTGCAGCAACATCATCAATATAATGTTCTTTAAACTCTTTAAAAAATAAATTAAAGTCAGGTACATCTTTACTAGGTTGACCAGTTTCTATATTAGCTTTATTTAATTCATTTATATACAACTGTACAGCTTGTTCAGCTATAGCTGCATTAAATGCTTCATTAAATCTAGTTATAACCTCTGGATCATTAGCTTTAACTTGAAAATCAAATGGCTGTTTAGAATATTCACCCATATATCTACGTATAACATCCTTCATTATATCAAAGTTACGCATATCAGCTCTATGCCTTGTAAACTTAGGATCTGTAGCATTAAATGGGTTTAATACTTTTTTATAGTAATCATCACTTATAACACCGGATATAGCTAACTTTTTATCATTAATATTACTAACTTGATCACTATCTATTTGACTAATTACATAATTAGCCATAGGAATATACCATTCCTTTTTACGCTTCGTACTTCTTGATGTACGATGTTCTAAATAATATCCATTTTCTTCCATAACATTAAGTGTTTAAAACCAAGCACGTGTCATAATAGATTCTTTAACAGTTTTACGTGTTTTTAATTTAATTTTTGCCATTATATGTAATTTCTTATGTGCAAATGCTTCAACAATAGCTTCGGATACTCTATCAAAATTACCTTCATTATGCCATTTTTGCACCTCTAATAGAAATGGCAAATCAGTAATACTATGGAATAAATATCTAGTATTACCATTATCATCTATACCAACTTCCTCATATAACATATCTTTTAATAAACGTAAACCTTGCAACTTACGTATATCATTACCAATAATAATACCATAATTGGCAGGATTATTAGTTTTTATTTTTGTATCCCATACTATTGTAGGTTCTTTATCTAGTAATCTAGTATAACCTTGCTTTCTAAAATTAGATTTAGTTTCACCTCTATTTAATTCAGCTAATAACATACCATTAGCTCCACCATAAAACAAGGCTAACAACAAAGCTATATTATCAGCAGCTTCCATTGTAGAAGGCCTACCAAAAAATGTAGCTACTTTTAACTTTCTAACATTAGGTATATAATTATTAGGATTCATCCAAACACTTATAGAATTATATGAATCTTTACTAGTAGGGTCATCTTTATTACTACCAACAGGATCATATGACATATGATATATTGGTGGTATTATACCAGTTTTTGGATCTTTAAACGGGAAATGAAATATCCTAACACAACCGTGCATATCACCACCTGGTCTTGGTGGTACATCGTCAATAAAACTATGCGTTTTAATACCTTCATCATGTAACTTAAAATTAGACTTAAATACTACACCTTTAGCTGATTCTACAACCATACCATCAGTATAAAACTTATAATCAGCATTATGTTTAAGATCATTAATATGATCATTTAATGCCTCAGA